TGGTTACGCAACGGACTTTATCTGGATTGTTTAAGGATATGAGGTCAATCGAGCTAGAAATGAGAGACCAAAACAGTACGCTTTGGAGTAAAATTCAAAAAAGCAACCAAGGTGCATTGACTCAATTTTTCGATACGAACGTTAAGAGTGCTATTGCACAAACTGCTAATGAAATCAGACAGGAAGTTCGCAACGCTTCTAACAGCGCTAGGGTTCAAGTTACTCCAGAGGGCGTGGTTATTGGTTCAACTACTCTTACAGGGGAACAACTAGCCTCAACCATTTCTGCCAGTCCTAGAGGCGTGGACATCATCGCTCCTAAAATTAAAGTTAAGTCTGACATGATTGTGGACGGTTCGATAACCTCTAGCAAGATTGCTGCAGGGTCAGTTACTGCCAATGCATTGGACGCTGGCTCGGTTACGGCAGATAAAGTCAAATTCGATACTGCTTTTATTCAAAGGTTAGTTTCGCAACAAACGTTTGTCGATGAGCTGTTTGCGAAAAACGCAACGATTACAAAAATCAAAAACGTTGATTTTACTGGAGACCACATTAAAGGCGGACGCATTACATCTTTAAATGGAGATACTCAGTTTGATTTACAAACAGGCTGGCTTGAGATGAACGGCCACGGCGTTGGCATCAAAAATCAATTCCCTAATAGGCCTTTACAATATTTAGTTTTCGGCTCTGGAAACATCAACGGCGTTGAAGGTTCATACACAGCTTTATTAAGTAATAGAAATAGGTTCGTAACTATGGACCATACATCAGCAGGCCTTCAAATCTGGAATGGACGAAGCGGAAGTAATGTTCAAAGTGCCGTGAATATGTATGGGCAAAAAATCACATTTAACATAAGTGCACAACCAGGTTTGAAAGAAGTGTCTATTGACACGAACACTCATACGCTTGCTGGCGTTGACGAAATTGTTATTCAAGGTGTTCGATTATCATATATCTTAAATGATATTTACGATAATTTCAGAAATCTAGGAGCAGTGGCTGGAAATTACAGTCGAGGTTATTACACAAAATGGAAATAAGAGAGAGGCGAAACATGAATACTCAAGATAAAGTTATTAACGATTTAGCGATTCAATTAGCGAATAAAACGATTGAGTGCGCTAATTACAAGGCTTTATATGAAGAAGCCCAAGCAGAAATCCAACAATTACAAGAAGATAAAGAAAAGGAAGAATGATATATGACATTTAAAGTTATCAACAAATATTTACAAGAAAATAACCGCACTTTCGTTGCGATTCGTCAAGAAAATCCTTATACGGCTTTTGACCGTGTTTTAATTGGCGACCGTGTGAACGAATCAGACGAGGAATTAATTAAGGCAGTCATTGGACAAGTGACTACTGAATTCAATCCAGCTGATGGAGTGAAGAAACTTCAAGAAGATTTACGTACGCAAGCTGAAAGTTATGAAGAAAAACTTGCTGAGAAAGATGCAAAAATTGCGGAAGTAAAAGCCGTTGCAGATTGGGCAGTATTGGCTCGAGTAACGGACGTTGATAATCCGTTAGATCCTACTGTTTTCAAACGCGGTCTTGAATTGGTAGACCCTGCTAAAACTGGCAAAACTTACCAATCGCAAGAAATTTTCACGCTTGAAGATGTGAATCATGTTGAGAAGTTCCAAGAAGGCAAACGCGTTATGATTCAAGTAAACGAGCCGCTTACTTACCAAGGAGAAACACTTGAGCAACTTGCAACGCTTGAGCAAAACGGTAAGTTAGGTATCTGGAAGTGGACAGAGCCTAAAGAGCCAAAGTCAAGCGATAACGTTTAGGCGATGGAGTTGTAATGCCTCACGATATCGAACTAGGATTTTTAAACGAGCATCTTCAATCATTGTTTAAAAGTCCTTATATTCAGATTTTGCTTTGGTTAGTATTCTTTGATGTTTTATCGGGATACATCAAAGCCTTTAAATTAAAGAAATTTGACAGCAAGACAAGTACTAATGGCTTGCTGCGACATTTCTTAGTAGTTGCTGTGGTGATGGTTATAGCGCTGTACGCACGCGCACTTGGTCATCGTGAAATAGGAATCACAGCCTGCTTATTCTTCATCATTAGTTATGTTGGTTCATTGATGGAAAATTGGGAAGCACTTGGATTGCCGTTTCCAGAAGCCATGAGACCATACATTAACCAAATGAGAAAAAATCAAGAAAACAAAATAAAAAAATTAATTGTGAAAGAGGTAGAGAAATATGATGATTAACTGGAAAGTACGTACTTTAAATAAAACATTTTGGATTACATTAGTACCAGCCTTAGCTTTATTGCTACAAACATTCTTAGCTGTATTCAATATTAAATTGGAGTTAGGAGAAACAATTGATAAATTATTAGTGTTTATCAACGCTCTGTTTGCAGTATTTGTAATTGTGGGTGTCGTTAATGATCCAACAACTGCCGGAGTAAGTGATAGCACTCGTGCAATGACTTACGAACGTCCAAATAATCAATAAAATTATTAGGCAGCTACATCGTGGCTGCCTTTTTCATTGGAGGAAATATGAAAAAAATCAAAAGGGATGTCAGTCTTACTACTAAGGTTCGAAATAATATGAATCGCATCCAGGACGAATTCTATTCTCACGATACTAATAGTGCAGTAATCGAATTAACAATGGACAGGACTGATTTAAAGAAAGTAATTGTGTTATTTCATTTTCAACGTTCCAATAGATTCCTGGAAGTAATCGGAAACGTAACAGGAAATGTAGTGGAAGTGCCGTTTGATACTAGCTTAATTACTGTTGATGAAACCGTAACTGGATATGTGTACATCGAAAAAGTAGTACAATCTGCTGATGTTTGCAAATTTTCATTTGGCGTTCGTTTATCTGAGATTGATAAACATAAAGAATTACCAGTAATCGAGAAGGATAGCAAACGAATTGTAGCAATTACTGAGATTGTAACAAAAACAGAATTACAAGAAGCATTAAGCAATATTCATGTAGAAGGTGGACAATATGACGATTCAGAAATTTTGAAACGTCTACAAGCACTTGAAGCTACTCCAAAATTAGACACTAGCGTATTCGCAACCAAATCGGAACTTAAAAACATTTCGTTAACTCCTGGGCCAAAAGGAGACAAAGGAGACCAAGGACCTCAAGGGGCTACTGGAGAAAGAGGACCTAGAGGCGAACAAGGTTTGCAAGGACTTCCTGGTGAAAAAGGACGAGATGGAGACCCTGGACCAAAAGGAGACTCTGGATCTCGCGGAGAACGAGGAGAGCAAGGGCCTCCTGGACCTCAAGGGTTGCAAGGAGAACGAGGTCAAGACGGACAAAGAGGAGAACGTGGGGAACAAGGGCCAATCGGACAAACAGGACCCGCTGGACCTCAAGGACCTATTGGTTTGACTGGTCCAAAAGGTGAAAATGGCCGTGATGGTGTGGGCGTTCCGCAAAAATTGACCTTATCTGGAAACACGCTTATTTTGTCTGATGGGGGCGGTAGTATTAATTTGCCAACTTCTAGTCAAAATGGACCTGCTCCAACTACTTCATCTAGTGAGTTAACGGGCAATGGAATTCCTGAGGGTAAAATTGACGGCACACTAGGTCAAACCTATGTGGATATGAACAAGACTAATGGTGCTGTGAAATGGATAAAACGCACACCTTCTGGAAAAATTGGTTGGGCTGTTCTATATGGTGATACTGGTTGGAAAACATTACCATCAGTTTCTAAATTGGGAAATTCTTACGTGCAAGTACGAAGAGTTAACAACCAGGTGCAGTATCAATTTGGTGGTCTATCTTGGGGTTGGTTTGGTGTCGTACGCCGTGGAGGACCTGGATATCAAATCCAACCGTCAGACCGTGAGAGAAACTGCTTTATTTTAGGTTTAGGTGGAGTTCCGTATGGTTATCGTTCGGCAGGTTCGTCAATTGGACCATTTTATAACGATAAAGGTATTCAGTATGGAACGTGGTACCTAGGTGGGACAGGAGACGGTAACATGTTACGTTTCCAATTCACTGACCCAGTACCAACTGATAGAGATATCGGAGACATCAGGGTTTCTAACATAACTTATATTACAGA